TGTGCAGAAGGGTCTCTCCGTCCATGCGCTCAACAGAACCATTCCGGAACCTGACGTTGTTCCCATCCGTGAACGCATTCTCTGCCAGCAGGGCGGGCTCCGTATCCTTGACGATGCCTGACTTGCCGATATCCTTAATCGGTACTAGAGGCATCGGTGTTCTCCTTGATGATCAGTTCGTGGATTTCTCGCTGGGCTTTGAGGGCTCCTCTGAGGGCGTCTGCTTTGGCAGCTTCCCCAACAAGAAATTCTGCATCCTCTCTAGAAAGCTCCCTTCCAGTGCAGACGCCTCCAGGCTGTCCAGCATTGGAACCGGCGGAATCTGTAGCGGAGCGGGCTTGATCCTCACGGGATCTACGTTCGCGCAGCTGCAGAGCAAGAGCATCACGAGAACGGACGACATGATTGAGTTCACGGTTTTTCTCCTTCAAAATTCCTTGAGATTTCTCGGCCAGAGCCTTTGCTACCATAGCCTGCTTATGCAGGGCATCAGCAGTCTCCTCGGCATGTTTCTGGGCGAGTTTTGCAAGGACTTCCTTGTGTGTCAGTTCTGCGAGGTTGTGCCCCCGCGAGTACCCGGCATTGTAGATGAGGGCTACCACAAGGAGAGATGAACCAACCATCAGTGCCCACTTGGCGAGTTTCCAGTACATAGTTGGTACTCCATCTGTCTTCGTTTCGTGAGACCCGGAAGGGTCTGCCCTTTGAACTTGTCCCACCGGAGGATCTCTTTGCACGCCCCGTCGTAGTCACCCTGCTTCAGCTTCTTGACGAGGGTGGACTCACAGAACGCCTTCTCCCCGATGTTGTACGTCAGGGAGACGAAGGCATCGAACTCGTGTTGGTACATCGGAACGTCCGCACACCGCTTCACGGCTTCAGCCTTCTTCTCTGCATCTTTCAGTAGCACGATCAATGCCCGTTCAGGGGTAGTTTTGTCACCCATCTTCACTTCGGATGTCTGACCGAAGCCGATAGTAGGTACATCCCCCGGCACTGGAATGTACGCTTCACCCCGGTAAGCTTCGTGTCCTGCAATCGCGACAAGCAGCGCGGCTGTTAGGATCAGCAGTCGCGGATGTTGTCTCATTTCGGATCCTTCTTGAACAGTTTCCAAAACTGGTAGAGCTTTTGGGTGATCAGCATGAGGGTGTAAATCAGCGTCGCCCACAGAACGATGTCAGCCACTGGCACCCCCGCGATAGTTGCTGCTGAAATGGTGAAGGGAGGCGCAGCCTTTGCCGCCTCGATCTTGTCTAAGCTTGGTTGATGGACCATCAGATGAGTCCTCCGGAGTTCACGTTGACTTGCACGTTCCCGCCTTTGGCCTTCCTCATCTTCTCCTCGTTGTTCAACTTGGCAATCGTGCCGTTGGCCAACTCATTGAAAGAACGGGACATCTCCTCGTCTCGGAGGTAGATCCCGACGTGTTTCAGGGCAGCGTGGATGAGCAGGTGCTCTTGATGGTCCCGAAGCCAGTGCGTAGCGACGTCATTCGAACCATCCACAAGGTAGAGCTCTTGGCGGTAGTAGTTGAGCTCCACCACCTGACCGATCTTCAGCTTGGGGTACAGAAGGAACTTCTCATCCCGCACCGTGTACCGATGCCTGGAGTAGTGTTCCGCGTACGGATCCAAGAAGCTGCGGAGATCGGAGAACTGGTTGTACACGTACTCGAGCTGCGCCTTCGCATCGTCCCGCTTCCCGATGTAGATGCACTCAAGGTAGTCATCCGGGTAGTCGAGGAAGGTGTACTGCTCGAACGTGTTGTCACCTGAGACCACGGCATGGGCCGCTGTGTACTCCATGGCCGGAACCCGGAGCACTCGGTAGATGTCTTTCATCCCGTACGCGATGCAGTCAGCGACCACTGAGTCAGGGATTGTTGCAGTGTCTCTCCGCGCGGCCCAATCTCGGACCTTCGCGAGGAGCGCATTGTAGAGTGGAGTGGCCATGGAGGGTTATCCTTTGATGATGTTGTGCGTGAGCAGGTGCGGGTACTCCGTCTGGATGATCTTCTCGTAGCGCCGCAGCTTCTCCTGATCATGCATGAACTCAGGGGCATGGATGTCCAGACCGTACTTGGTCAGGATGTCGATGGCCACGATGTCGGGGATGATGGCGAAGGAACGGTAGTGAGATCGCCGAGGAGAGAGCAACTCCATGTCCCGCTTCATCTTGGCATAGTCGAGGTACGGTTGTACGTCCTGCTCCGTCTTGAAGTACTTGTCACCGTCGTCGAAGACGAGGAAGCTCTCCGGGTTGTCGTCCATTGAGTGAAACTTCATTTGCTACCTCCCCGAAAGCTCTCGATGTTGTTCTTGATCCTTGCGATGTCCTCTGCAGGAATGTTCGCGAGACCCGACGCATGACGCTGCAGCATCTGGATCGACGCATCCTGCGCGATCTCCCAGAGTCCACAACCCCATGCAGCTGCCCCTAGCTCGTCCAGCAGCTTCCATTCGTAGACGTCCTTCTCCAAGAACAACTTGTCTTGGGGAGTCGGCAGGAGCGCCCCTGCGGCCGCAAACATGTACGCCTCATTGGGCTTGCCTTGGTTGCGGAGGTACATGGCGAGGGAATGCAGAGCCTCCCCGCGGATCGGACGCATCGTGGCTGCCTTGAAGAAGTCCGACATGATCACTGCATGGGGCTTCTGCAGGAGCACTGCAAGGATCCCCATCTGGTACTGTGAATGGTAGCCTTCCTCAGCCCACCCGTTCCGCAGCTCGACCCGCTTCTTGTAGGCATGGTAAGCCTTCTCTAGATGACCAGCATCCCGGTAGCACTGCGCGAGGTAGAACCAGTGACGAGGGCTGTCCCCGTTCTTCTTGATCTCGTTCGCCAGTACTTCCGCGTCCGCGAGGTACTTTTCCTCGCTGGTCCTCCCGAGAGAGCGACCACCCTCGTTCACGTAGAACTTGATGTAAGCCCCAACGATCTTCCCCAATGCCTGAGGCCCCTCGATGTGTTCGAGGTACTCATGGAGGGGCTCCCGCCAGTGCCACTTGTTCATGCGGATGTCGAGGATGTTGGGCACTTCGTAGCTCAGTCCACCATTCCGCTTCTCGATCATGTAGGTCTTCCCGACCTCTAGACCACGGAAGGCAGCGACGTCTTCCTTGATGAGCTCCTCATCGGCATCGATGATCAGGGCCCAGTTACCGGTGTAGCCCGGTGAGTTGCAGAGCTTGATGGCGTGATCCAAGGCTCGTTGGCGGTTGAGGCCGAAGTTGACCCATTCATCGTGGTGGACCTCGCCGGGTATCCCGTGTGCGTCCATCCATTCCTTGATGAGCTGTGGAGTCCCATCGGTGGATCCGGTGTCGCTGATGCAGTACCGATCGATGACCCCGATGAGTGAATTGAAGAGGCGCGGAAGAACCCGTGTCTCGTTCTTGACGATCATGTTGAGGCAAATGCCTGTGTGGTTCATGTGTGTGATCCCTCGTGTCCGTGAGAGTACGCCTAGTTAGAGAGGAGCGGGACTATGACGCCACGCTCTCCCAGAATACCAACCTCGTACTTCGCATTCGCGCCGGTGTAGGCAGGAATGCTGGAGACCGTGGTGGACCCATAGATGATGTCCGTGATCCGCCCGTTCGCATCGACATTGACCTTGATGACGTCGTTCGAGTAGACTTTCGTGCCATCCGTGTTCGAGATCTTGAGTTGCATGTGTTCTGTCTCCGTGAGTGTGAGATTGAAAAGGGGCAGGGGGCATTCCCCTACCCCCCTTCTAGCTCTTAGTCGCCGGACAGACCGAAGATCAGGCCAACGCCCTTGGGATTCTTGCACTCGAGAGTGCCTTCTTCCACAAGCTGGCCAACGATCGAGTCGCCGAGCTGACCCAGCTCAACTTCCTGCAGCGGACGCAGGGTCGACCAGTTGAACCACATCGGATCGTACACCAGCGCCGAGAAGTTCTTCGCGCCATCGGTGACGTTCGCGAGGGTCTGCGTGAGGCCCATGATGTAGTTCGGCACGACCATGATGTCGCCGAAGTCGGACTTGTACAGCTCCACCGACTGACGCAGCGCACCGCTCTCGTCGATGTTCCGACGAACGTTGCCCGCGCCTGCGCCGGTCGTGGCCGCGCCAGTGGTCGAAGCACCAGCGGCTTGCGCACGCGCCGAGAAGGCACGCTTGTTCGCCGGAGACAGCATCAGCTTCGTAGCCTTGCCGCCCTCTTCGTAGATGGTCTGCATCATGCTGTCAACGTGCGACAGCTGCAGCGGAGAGCGGAGCGCCGTACCCACGGTGGCCGCGAACGTGGGAGCGATACC